ATGGCAATAGCTAAACGCATTGGGGTGCCCTATGAAGAATACGCTAAGTATGTATAAGGAGATGAAATGACAGATCGTAACTCCAGGTCTGCTGAAACACGAGATAAGAAGACTCGCAAAAAAGTATGGCAACCACCTTCAATGTTGGACGCCCCTGATGCCCCTCCTGGATATCAACACAGGTGGGTACGTGCGGAAGTTAGAGGACACGATGATAGAGCGAATATGTCTAAACGTATTCGTGAAGGATTCGAACCAGTAAGAGCAGAAGATCATCCTGATTTTGATGCTCCTACAGTAGAAGACGGACGACACGCTGGCGTAATTGGAGTAGGAGGCCTCATCCTCGCAAAAGTTCCTGAAGAGATTGTTGAACAACGTAATGCTTATTACGAAAGTAAAACAGCAGAACAAATTCAAGGTGTCGACAACGACCTCATGCGAGAAAGTAATCCTAAGATGCCCCTCAAGAGAGGAGACATGGAAAGGAATACAAAAGTAGAGTTTGGAAGTCGGAATGCGCCTTCCAATTAATTTCATTCATCCAAGATGAGGATATAAAACATGGCTAATACTGATGCCCCTAACGGGTTCACACCAGCCTACCACCTATATGGTGGAGTGATTCGTCCTCAGAAGTTGCGTATTGAAAGCGGTACTTCTGCTGCTATCTTCAGCGGAGACGTTGTAAATCTTTCTTCTGGGTACGTTATTCAAGGCACTGCGACAGGCACACCAGCAGGTGTTTTTGCTGGCTGTTTCTACACCGCAACAGACGGTACACCCACATACTCTAACTTCTTCCCTGCATCCACAGCTACGCTGGGTTCTGCAGATATAGAAGCGTATGTCTATACCGATCCAGGCATTGTATATGAAGCGCAATTTACTGCTGGTACTCCAGCTGTAAGTTTTATCGGTGCTAAATATACGATAACAACAACGGCTGGCAGCACCAACAATGGTCGATCCAAAGAAGGTGTTACGGCTACAACCAGTAGTGGAATCGCGTTGTTAAACAGGTTCGTAGATTCTCCGAGCAACAGCATTGGTGCTAACGCTCGTGGGTATTTCACGTTCCCAACCAACGTATTCGCTGTATAGTCTGAGGAGAGTAATTAATGGCTATTAATAGAGCGCAACTCGTAAAAGAGCTTGTTCCTGGCCTTCACGCACTCTTCGGGCTAGAGTACGAGCGATACCCAGCAGAGTATGAAGAAATCTTCGATACTGAAAGTTCTGAAAGAGCTTTTGAAGAAGAGGTCATGCTTTCTGGTTTCGGTGAAGCACCTGTGAAATCTGAGGGATCTATGGTTACATACGATACTGCTCAAGAATCTTTCACGGCACGTTATTCACACGAAACTATCGCTTTGGCTTTCAGCTTAACTGAAGAGGCGATCGAAGATAATTTGTATGATACTTTGTCATCTCGTTATACGCGAGCACTTGCTCGTTCTATGATGACTACCAAAAACATTAAAGGAGCTAACATTCTAAACAATGCGTTTAGCTCTAGCTTTGTTGGCGGTGACGGCAAAGAATTGTGTGCAACCGATCACCCGACTGTTGGGAATGAGACGCAGAGGAATGAGCTTTCAACAGCTGCTGACCTTAACGAAACTTCCCTAGAGCAGTCACTGATTGATATTGCAGCTTTCGAAGATGAGCGTGGTCTAAAGATCAATGCTCAGGCTCGTAAGCTTATCATCCCAACCGCTTTGCAATTCGTTGCAGATCGTCTTCTGGAAACTCCAGGACGAGTCGGTACGGCTGATAACGATATCAACGCTGTGCGCAACATGGGTATGGTCCCTGAGGGATACACGGTAAACCATTATCTAACGGATACCGATGCATTCTTCTTGAAGACTGATGTACCTAACGGACTGAAGCATTTCGTAAGAACCCCTGTGTCTACCAACATGGAAGGTGACTTCGAAACTGGTAATGTTCGATATAAAGCCAGAGAACGTTATAGTTTTGGCTTTAGTGATTGGAGAGCAATTTTTGGTTCTCCTGGTGCATAATAAGCACTGATAGAGGGGGGTTATCCCCCCTCTAACTTTCTGGGAGTAATTTAGCCCTAGCGACTGGCCCAGCAGACGCTTACGAAGACTCTAGGGCGAAACCTTTCGTAAGGAGGAAACGATGGCACAGACGACTTTCGCTGGCCCAATTAGATCACTTGCTGGTCTAATAAACGCAGGATTCAATGGTGCGGTAAGTTTAACTGCTGACACCTCAATAACGGTAGCTGCTCATGCAGGTAGACCGTTACTTTGTAATGATGCAGACGGTAAGTTTACGCTTCCTAGCATTGTAACAACAGAACCCACAGATAAGGGTGATCCAAATCAACTAGCAAATCTTGGTGCAAGTTTTACTTTCATAGTTGAAACAGCTGCTACTGATATGGACATCTTGACTGACGGCACAGATAAATTTGTTGGTGGAGTTTACATAGGTGTAAATGACGCAACTGGTAAAACTTTCATCTCAGGTGCTTCTAACGATGTAATTACTCTAAACGGTAGTACTAAAGGTGGTATCGCAGGAAGTATTATTAGAGTTACAGCAATAGCTAGTGCGAAATACGCAGTAGAGGGAATAGCTCTTGGTTCAGGTACTCTAGTTACTCCATTCGCTGACTCTTAATACGGGAGTAAATTAACATGGCAGATGCAGTAACAACAACAACCATCTCTGATGGTACTCACAAAGCAGTTATACAACTGACTAATCTTAGTGACGGCACTGGTGAAAGTGCTGTCACTAAAATAGATGTCAGCGGTCTGACTGCTAGAGAGGATGGGACTGCCTGTAGTAGTGTGCTTATAGAAAAAGTAAGTCATTCAATTATTGGTTTTACTCAGGTACAGCTTTTATTTGATGCGACTACTGACACTATTGCTCTTGGGTTAGCTCAAGACAGTAATGGTCATATGGACTTTAGTGAGTTCGGAGGACTTAAAAATACAGCTGGTAGTGGTAAAACTGGGGATATAAACCTAACTACTATTGGTGCGTCCTCAAACGATAGTTATGTTATCGTTTTAGAACTTATTAAGAAGTATGGTTAATGGCTACTTCAGGCACTAGAACGTTCGCTCTTGATGTAGATGAGGCGATTTTAGAAGCGTTTGAATTAGCAGGTCTTGAATACAGGACAGGCTACGATGCACGAGCCGCGAGAAGATCAATGAACGTTATGTTCGCAGATTGGTCTAATCGCGGAGTGCAGATGTGGGAAGTTGAACAAGTCTCTCTTGACTTAGTTGAGGGAACTACTTCTTACACATTAAACGCTTTTGATATCGATATCTTAGATGCAGTCATAAGAAGAACAGTGGGGTCTACTCAAACTGATTTTGAAATAGATCGTATTGATAGAAACGAATATTTAAATATTCCAACTAAAAATACGAAAGCTAGACCAACTCAGTTTTACTTTGAAAAGACAACGACTCCTAAACTGTATCTTTGGCCAGCTCCAGAAAACTCTACTGATAAATTTATTTCTTATCGTTGGAAAAGAATCCAGGACGCTACTGCAGCTGTAGAAGATATAGATATCCCTAGTAGATTTATGCCGTGTCTTACTTCTGGATTAGCTTTTTATTTAGCAATGAAAAGAAACCCAGATAAAGTACAAATCTTACAGTCTATGTATGAGCAAAACTTGTTAAATGCTCTTAGATACGATGAGGATCGTACGTCTGTTCATATTGTTCCTAGAAGGACATATATGTAGTGGCTTACGCACTCGGTAAATATTCTTACGGTGTATGTGACAGGTGCGGGTTTAGAGTTCGTTATCTTTTAATGCGTATGGAATGGACTGGTTTTAAAGTCTGTCCAGAGTGTTACGAACCTAAACACCCTCAACTTGAACCACCTCATCATCCTACAGATCCAGAGGCATTACGTCAACCAAGACCTGAAGTTGAGTTACCTCGTTCTCAATTAGGCTTAGTAACTACTTCTGGTGCAACTAATACTACTGACAGTGGTGTTAATGTTGGCGGGATGATTTCTACTTTAGTAGATCCGATTGGTTCTTCCTTTCCAGGACAAGTTGGTACAGGTAGCATAGGAACGGTTACAGTGGTGATATCATGAGTTTTACATTTGCTACTTTAAAAACTGCAATACAAGACTATACAGAAACAAATGAAACTACGTTTAATAATAATCTTTCTGTGTTTATTAAAGAAGCTGAAGAAAGAATACTCAAGAACGTGGAGCTTCCTGTATTTAGAAAAAATGTAAACGGCACTGCTACTTCTGGTAACACTTATCTATCTACACCAACTGATTTTTTAGCACCGTACAGTTTGGCGGTTATAAGCAGTAGTGTATATTCTTATTTGTTATTTAAACATACAAGTTTTATAAGAGATTACACACCTAACGCCTCAACAACAGGCACTCCAAAGTATTACGCTTTATTTGATGATAATACGTTTATCCTGGGTCCAACACCAGATGCAAACTATAGTTTTGAACTTCATTATAAATTTAGACCAGCATCTCTAACTGCAGGATCAGAGAGTGGCACTACATGGCTTTCTACTAACGCACCTGATGCATTGTTATATGGATCTTTAGTTGAGGCAGCTACATTTTTAAAAGCTGTAGAGGAAGTTGCTGGGTATGAGCAAAGATTTTCATTTGCTGTAGACGGTCTTAAAAAATTGGGTCAAGGTTACGGTGCGCGAGATGAATATCAATATGATATTGCTAGAGGAGCTTAATGAACATAAGTAACCCTCAATTTGAAATAGGAACTGTTTCAGTAGCTACAACAGATCATGGAGGTCATACTGCTGACTATTGGGCAGAACAAGCCACAAGACGTATAGTGTCAGTAGGTGGTAACTGTCATCCTGTAATAGCTGAACAAGCTGAAGCGTTCAAAGAAATGGTGCAAACTTTAGTTTGCCTATACATGAAGGAAGCAATAAAAAGTGATAGAACTACTTTAATTGCTGAATTAGAAAAACAAGGCCAACCAGAAATGGCTAATATTTTAAGGAGACTGTAATGGCTATATCAACAGCTATGTGTACGTCCTTCAAGCAAGAGATTCTTGTTGGCACACACAATTTCACTGCTACCACAGGTAACACTTTTAAACTTGCTTTGTTTACAAGCAGTGCATCGTTAGGTGCAAGCACCACTGCTTTTGCTACAACTAACGAAGTTAGTGGTACAGGTTATACAAGTGGGGGATCAAACCTTACTTCGGTAACGCCTACAACTTCTGGAACAACTGCACTGTGTGACTTTTCAGATTTAACATTTTCTAGTGCTACAATCACAGCTAATGGAGCACTAATTTACAATAGTAGTGCCTCCAATAAAGCAGTCTGTGCATTAGCGTTTGGTGGTGATAAAACAAGCACCGCTGGAGATTTCACAGTTCAGTTTCCAACAGCAGATGCATCTAACGCGATTATCCGCATAGCTTAGAGATAGTATGTGGCGAACGTTACGGGTTGGGGTAGAGGAGCTTGGGGCGATGGCCCGTGGGGTGAACCTGTCCCAGTCACTGTCACAGGTGTATCTGCAACTGGATCAATCGGTTCGGTCACGGTCACGGGGGCAGCAACAATTTCTGTCACAGGCGTGGCAGGAACGTCTGCAGTCGGGTCAGTCACGGTTGCAGCAGCCTCTAATACATCGGTCACTGGAGTATCTGCGACAGGCTCTATTGGATCTGTATCGGTTACGGGAACAGCTAACGTTACGCCAACTGGTGTCTCGGGTACGGGTGCTATCGGGTCTGTATCGATCGTCGCGGAAGCGACCACCTCAGTCACCGGCGTATCTGCAACAGGATCTGTGGGATCAGTTTCTGTTACCGCCAATGCGGATGTTAGTCCTTCTGGTGTTGTTGGCACTTCAGCCGTTGGTAGCGTTACAGTCACGGGTACGGCTAACGTCACTCCCACAGGTATTTCAGCAACTAATAGTGTGGGTTCTGTCACTGTTGCTGCTGGGGCCGTCACTTCTGTTACTGGTGTTAGTGCTACTAATTCAGTCGGTTCGGTATCCGTTACTGCTGCTGCATCGGCTACCCCTACTGGTGTGGCAGGGACTAGTGCGGTTGGTACAGTTACTACTAGCACGTCTCAAAATGTTGATGTCACGGGCATACAAGGGACTGGACAAATCGGAGCCGTCTCAATCGTCCCAGACGCAAATGTCACACCGACTGGAGTTAGCGGTACAGGACAAGTTGGATTAGTAAATGTTTGGGGATTAGTAGATGATTCACAAACAGCAGATTGGAGTAATATAAGTGATTCACAAACGCCAAGTTGGTCAGAAGTTAGTGATTCACAAACACCAGATTGGAAAGAGGTAGCTTAAATGGCAACTTATGTAAATGATCTTAGATTAAAAGAAATCGCCACAGGAGATGAATCAGGTACTTGGGGAGCCAGTACGAATACTAACCTGGAACTTATCGCTGAAAAATTCGGCACAGGTTCAGAAGCTCTTGCTGATTCATCTACTGTTACTCTTACGATGGCAGATGGAACGAGTGATGCGTTTCGTTCTTTTGCACTTACTCTAACAGGATCTCTTTCTCAAGCCTGTACTGTAACGATTGCACCTAATACGCTATCTAATGTTTGGGTCGTTCAAAACTCAGCTGGGGATACTGTTACACTAAGCCAAGGTTCAGGATCGAATGTCGTTATACCAAACGGAAGCATCAAGATGATTGCCACAGATGGTGGTGGATCGGGTGCCAATGTCACCGACGTACTAGATCTAACAGGCGGCACGAATAATGTTGGTCTTGGTTCTGGTGCGTTAGGTAGTAGCCTTACTACGGGAGATGACAACGTAGCTATTGGTGAAAACGCAGGGGATGCTTTGACCAGCGGGAATGATAACACGCTAGTTGGGGATAACGCTGGAACCGAAGTAACTACTGGATTTAACAACACTTTTATAGGTTCTAGGTCTGGAGATGCTATAAGCACTGCAGACAACAATGTTGCCGTAGGATTTAACTCTCTAGGTTCAGATACCAAAGGAGATAGAAATGTTGCGTTGGGTTCTGCTGCATTAGCTACTCAAAACTTTACTACGACTACTGATGT